GAAGTACAAACATTAATTGACAACGGAAAACTTATTCTTTCCACAAATATTAATAGTAAAATTATTAAAACACCAGGTTTTGATGATGTAGACCCATTGAGAACTTTAGCATTATCAACTTGGTCTGTTTTATCAAAATCAAATAATTCTGATTCATATTATATATTACCTTCTTTTGGTAGCACATCAAATCAAGTTAATTATGAATGTTTTAAAAATAATAATTTAAAAATTGAGGTAACATCAAATCCAGCATTATATAACGGTTCTGTAAGATTTTTCTGGGGTGCACCAAACTATGGGTATTTTGATACATCAAAAATAACAAAATCAGATCCGGATTCTTATTTAAAAGAAATATTTCCTAATAAATCAATACAACAAAACTTTTCATTGAATGGTGATAAAAATAAATACACAAAAATTTCAGAAATATTTACAACATTTGAAACAAATATTTTAGATTCTTTTGAAGAGGAATTTTTAAATTTTAGTAGATCAATTTATGATTACAAAACCTCAATACCAGGAAATCCAGGTGAAGAAACTGAGACAGAGATAGCGTTTAAAAATTTTCAATATTTAATGAGACAATTAATGGTTATTACAAAACCAGAAAATCTAGAATCAGAAGGATTGGTAACTGAAGTCATCCAAAAACAAAATGAAAATTTACAAAAATTGTTGAGTAAATTTATGGAGTATGATGTTGCATTTAAAATGGGAAACCCAACAATGTTTGATAGACGATTATTTTATACATTCTCAACAAAATTTATACAAGACCCAATTTCATATCAAGGTTACAATCAAGGAGGGCCCGGGTTTCTACCAACTAACGGAGGTAGTGTAACATTAGCACAATCAAAAGCCGCATATCCCGATACTTGGAAAGATTTGGAATACTATGTTGGTTTTTCAGAAATACCAAAATTAGTTTATTCAGATAACGGATCATATATAACCGATTTTTTTGTTGATATGAATGTCCAATTCAATCAGAAAAATGTAAAAGATTTTGCACCACTTATTAAAGTATATGCAACACAAAAATTAAAAAATAAAAACATTAATATTTCAGATTTTTATAGTTTAATGAATACATATTTGGACACGACAGAATTGTATCAAAATAATGTTATCAATGATTTAATGACTGGCATTAGAAATGACCTACCAGAAATAATTGTTTCTAATGAAGGTCAAGATAATAAAGCACCATTACAAGGAGATCAATCAAGAGACGAGTTATGGGACCTATTCAAGTCTTTAAATGACACCTGGATAGCAGGTTCAGATTTAAAATCAAAAACATTATTTGAGGATGTTTTATTATACGATAGAGCAAGTAGAGATATTGGACAAAAAGTATTAGTTGATATTTTTAAGATTAAAGATAGTATTGAAGGTGGATTGGTAAAAAATAGTATGTTTAATGTCATAAAAACTATATTACAAGAAAACAATTTTAATTTACTCCCATTACCAGCATTTACCAATTTTTACAATGTACAAGACGCGGTAAAAAATCCAGTACCAAAACCTGAAGGAACTTTGGAGTTTGCAAATTCTATGTTTGGGACATTTTTAAATGTTGATTATAGAAATTCATCACCAAAATTTCTTTGTTATTATAATAACAAGCCAAGTAACCACTTAGCAATGAATGATAATGCTGACTACAGGTATAGGGACGATGCCTTTGATTTAAGAAGAGCTAGTGATAATCCATTACTTGAAAATCAATTAGGTAAGACAAATTGGGATAAATCAAATAAGATTGTTGGATTTAATGTTGATGTTAGTCAACAAAATCAACAGATATTTGAAAATTTTAGTATGAATCAAGATGCCGGCCAACCAACCGCAGAATCTTTACAAATGATAACACAAATGGCGAACCAAAGTAGGAACAGAGGTGTCGCAACACAAAGTGTATCTTTATATAATTTATATAGAAATAGAAGTTATACCTGTACCGTTGATATGATGGGTAACGCCCTTATACAACCTATGATGTATTTTAATTTGAGAAATGTACCAATGTTTAGTGGACCATATATGATTACTAAAGTATCACATAGTATTGGTGAAGGGGAATTTAAAACTTCATTTACCGGAACAAGACAACCTTTTTATAGTTTACCAAAAATTGATAATTTCATTCAATCTTTAAGTACAAACCTTATAAGTAGAATAAAAGAAGAAATACAAAAACAAGAAGTAGAAAAGAAAAATTTTAGTGGTAATGTGATTACAGAAATAAATACGGTTGTATCAAATGTAACAGGAAAAGATGTATTAACATCAAATCAAAATTGTTCGGATAAATTAAATGCAAACTATCTTGGTTTTACCGGTGTTGACACACCAGTTGTTGTTACAAAAACAACTAAAGAAATGAATGAGTTGATAAAATCAAAACTTAGTAATTTTGGCCTTACTACTGGATCACAAAAAGAATTTGATATGAGAACGTTACTTTTCATATTATTTTACATGGATACTGGAAATACAACTGGTTTTAGTGCTTATGAAAATAATTTTGGAACAATAGCTTTAACAGATACTTATGGTCCATCGTTTATCAATTTTGTAAATAAAAAGTATTTTTGTATAACAAAAGGGAATAATCAAAATATACCCGTAGTTTCATTTTCAAGTATTGAAAGTTTTATTGATTTTGCAATTGGTAAAATGTACCCAAGTTTAAATGTATTATCAGCAAATAGAACAGCACAAAATATTGCAAAAATATTTGTTGATTTATGGGCCTCTGTTAGAAACTCAAATGTATGGGTTAAGATGACGGAACAAGACAAAAAATCTTTGGAAAATAAGGCAACTGAAGGGTTACAGGTTTTTGATTCTGTTAATCCACAAATTTAATCAACAATAGATATATTTATTAATAAAAAAGAATATGAATAGAACTAAACTAATTTTAGACAATTATCTTGGTAAGAATACAAGAATGTCAGAGAAAGATGCCGGTAACGGATTTAAAGAGGTTTGCGATTTGGATACTGGAGATTGTTTTACAATAAGAGAAAAAGATGGTCTTATTGAAAGAGTTGATAATACAATGAAAACAAACAAAAAAATCCAAGTTGAAACAAAATCTGGAATAAAAACTTTATTAAATGGGTAAAATGGGAGTAGATAATAAAATTTTAGAAGAAATCAAAAGATTTAAAAAAATTAACAATTATATTATGGAACAAGATGTTCCACCACCAATTGAAGAACCTGGGGTACCACCACCTGATTTAGGAGCACCACCCCCTGATTTAGGAGCACCACCAGCACCAGGAGCACCACCAGCACCAGGAGCACCACCAGCACCAGGAGCACCACCACCAGCACCACCAGCAGGAGGAGCCACACCAACACCGGTTGATGTAGCAGCTGATAAAGATGTTGAAGAAATTGGTGACAAAGAAGAAGATACCGATAAAGAAGAATTAGAAATAACAGATCTTGTTGATGCTCAAAAAAATATTGAACAAAAACAAGAGGAATATTTTAATAATTTATTTAAACAATTAAGTTCTTTAGAACAAAAATTAGGTGATATGGATCAATTAGTTTCAAAAATAGATAGTTTAGAAACCAAGATTGAAAAAATGAGACCAAAAACACCTAAAGAAAAACTTGAATTAAGAACTTTAGATTCTGGACCATTTAATCAAAAACTTTCTGATTTTTTTACAGATAAACAAGAAGACATGGAAAAATCAGGTAAAAATGAATATGTATTGACTTCAGATGAAATTGAACAATTCTCTAAAGATCAAATTGAAGATTCGTTTTATGATTATGAAGACAATGAAGACGACACTGGGATGATGTAATTTGGAAGGGACATTCGTGTCCCTCTCTCAAATTTTTAACTGATTATTGACTGCGACACAAATTTTAATTATACTTTCTATTGTAAACCTTTAAAAACAAATATACATGGCGACAAACAATGTTTTAGACACAGTTCTCTCTCAGTATGAGAACTCAAAATCCGGAGACTACACATCTGGATCAAAAATGTCTCAAGAAGACAGATTAAAAAAGTATTTTGCTGCAATACTTAAAGACAACGAAAAGCAAGCACAAAAAAGAATCCGTATCTTACCTACACCAGACGGATCCTCCCCCTTCAAAGAAGTGTGGTTTCATGAAATCAATCTTGATGGTAAATGGCAAAAATTTTACGATCCGGGAAAAAATGATAATGAAAGATCTCCTTTGAGTGAAGTTTATGAAGAATTAATGTCAACGGGTAAAGAATCTGACAAAGAATTGGCAAAACAATACAAACCTCGTAAGTTTTATATTGTTAAAGTTATTGATCGTGACAACGAACAAGATGGTCCTAAATTCTGGAGATTTAAACACAACTACAAACAAGAGGGAATTTTTGATAAAATTATTCCTATCTATAAAGCAAAAGGTGATGTTGCTGACGCTGAAAAAGGAAGAGATCTTATCCTTGAATTAACAAAAGCAAAAACACCAAAAGGTGCTTTCTACACAGTAATCCAAACAGTTATGTATGATGACCCGTCTCCGGTTCACGAAGATGACGACACAATGAAATCTTGGATTGAAGATGAGCT